TTAAGGAAATCCGCGAGACTATTAAGGCTATTGAGGCTACTCAAAAGTCCATCGGCTTGGATGGGGAGTATATCCGCGCCCTTGGTAACCTCAAGCATCCTGGTGTGCTACCTGCTGACCGCCCTGATGAGGAAGCTGTGGGTGGTCGCAACTGGCGAGAACAATGGAACAAACGCCATTTTGATAACAACCTTGGACTGCGTGAGTCTGCAGAGAAACCTACACTGAGGAGGGCAAAGTAAGATGCCACGCCGATCACATAATGTGAAAAGAAGAATGGAAGGTAGGTGTATTGATTGTGGTGCTATGGCAGAGTATGGGAAGGTAAGGTGTGAAAAATGCTTGGTGGAACAGAGGGTGCGAAAGAGGGAGAGGTATGGTGAAAAAAAACGCATACAAGCACATGCAAATAGAAGAAATCTTGTAGAATTCGACAGATAAGAGGGGCTGAAAAATGAGGCAAAAGCTGAGAAGTATTAAAAAGTGGCTCATAAAGAATGTAGCCGATGTCCGTTTGTATAAGGGAGGGATAGTGCTCTTCGGTGACAGCCACTATAGGATGCGAGGGGAGGATGTTAGGGACATCGTCAACAGCTTGCAGAAGGGAGATGTGCTGCTGCGAAGGTATGATCATTATTTAGGTGGTATGCTAACACCTGGCTACTGGACCCATGCAGCTATCTACATAGGAGACAATAGGGTGGTCCACATGTTAGGAGGAGGGATATGCAGCGAGGACATCCTTACGTTCTGCCGCTGTGACCACGTTGCTGTCCTGCGACACACTGGTGACGACTACCCTGCCTATTTAGCCCTTAAGAAGGCAGGGGAGTTCTTAGCTAAGGGTGTACAGTATGATTACGAATTTGAAAGTGATGATGAAGAGTTGTACTGTACTGAGTTTGTGTGGGAATGTTATGACAGACCAAAAGGTCTACTCTTCGATAAATATATACTGCCTGATGACTTCTTAGAGGCCACCTCTGTGTTCCACTTAGTAATAAGGAGACCCTATGTCAACCATACCTAGAGCTAGAAAGACTGAAGAAAAGATGCCAACAAGCTATCAGGATGGGGCCGAGGGGTGCATCCGCTTCTGTGAAGACCATATACGGGTGCCCATTTATGTTGACAAAATGGAGTACTGGTGCCCACTTAAAGAGTTGCCAAGCAAACCTAACCCCAAGACTGGTCGCAGCTATAAGGATATGTGGGAGGCGCAGAAGGATATCCTGCGTGAGTGCCTAGCAATGGACAGTGAGGGATTCTTCATCTACCGTCAGATCATTTTCTGCTGGATGCGAGGGGAAGGCAAATCGCTGATCGTGTGTTTAATAGTACTCTGGAAGTTCTGCTGCTTCTCCCGTCAGAAGATAATGTTGGGGGCGAACAGTAGAGACCAGGTTAAGTTCGTCCACTACGACATCATACGTGATATCATTCAACATAGCCCCTCTCTGAAAGCCATTATAGGTGAGAAGAATATACAGGAGAAAGAGGTAAGGCTAAAGGAAGACCCAACTGATCCTAAAGACAAGAACATTGACTGTATCATCCGCAGCGTGGGTACCTTTACTGGCATCTTATCTAACATCACCGCTTATACCTTCAGTGAGATGTTCGACATGAGGAACCCACGTTTCTATGTGCAGCTTGATGGTAGTATTAGGAACATACCTAATGCTTTTGGATTAATTGACTCAACCGTATCAGATAAAACTCATGTACTCTATAATTTGTTTAAAGAATGGAAAGCAGGTAATCTTCGAAACGTATATTTCAGTTATAGGTGTTCGCGAAATGGGGATCCTGATGACTATTGGAATCCTCTCATGGATGCGGACCAACTTAATGATTACCGTGTCAAGTTTCCCTTTGGAGAGTTCGAGAGATATTTTCAAAATCTATGGGAAGCTGGTACCGTTCGTGTATTTACCGACGAGATGATTGAGGAGATGGGTTACATTGGAGTGGATAATGGGTTTATGAATCATAATGAGATACAGGATGTGATTAAAAGAAAGCAAGAGCTGATATTGAGAGCAGAGGACACGGCTGGGAAGGGGTTTAACGAGGGGGCTGCGGCCGATTGGGAAAGAGTAGCTATTATTAATAACAGGTTTAGAAGGGTAGAAACGCTTTATACGTTGGACGGTCCATTTAGCGAAACACCACCTCCAGTTTCCGTTCTCCAACTCCTGTCAGATGTTTTTGATACAGATTGGGCTTTGCTTACGGGTCTCGACATGGCTGACCCCACAGCGGTGCGAGGTCAAGCAAGGACCATTTTCTGTGCTGCTCTTAAAGGATTGATAGGAAGCCGCAGCAACCCCTTCCATGAAACTATTGAAATACCAGACATGAAATATATCTATATATTGATATTCTTAGCGAGTATTCAGAATCAGGATATTAATATTGTGAAGCGTCTGATGGATGAAATGGATGGAGAGTATGATGGAATTGATGCATTCTGCAGCGAGCGCTACGGGTCCTGGGATATGGTTCAGTGGTGCGAAGATCGAGATATTTTCTTCGAGCCTGTCTTTCCTAATTACGATAGACAACGAGAGGCTTTCAAAGAGTTTTATAATGTTGCCCGTGAGGGTAGATTTAAATCACCAGCAATCCATGTTGTCGGAAGCAAACAGACAGATGTTTTCCGTGAAGAGCTGTCAGTATTTGATCATGATCCCATTAAGCGATGGTTTGGAAGTCCAGAGAAAACAGAGAAGGGAGGGATCCAGGACGATTCCGTGTATAGTGTGGGATGGTGCATGTACGGAGGTCGTATGTTTGGACCTGACTCCTTTAGAGTAAGAAAGTCGATAACCAACTTTGGTACGTTCATTCAAGGAACGGGAACCGTAGGGGATTATACATGATTTTCCGCCTTTCTTTTTGGCAAAGCAAAAAATAGTTTGACAACCCGGCCCCAACTGTGTTATATATCTGATAATTTGTTCTTTTTATATCATCTTGCAGGATGAGGATTAAACTATGACAGAGGAGTTGAGTAGGGATGAGATAGCGGAGAAAATACAAGAAATACCAGATGACGTTTTAAGGCACATCACTTTCAGTATGCCTTGGCAGTCACTGGCAGAGAATTACTCAGGTGCAACCGATGAGGACGGGTTCCCCATCATTCCAGATGCAGGGAAGAAGGAAGACCCAACCAACGTAAGGAAGCGACTACAGACAGTCTGCTTCCAAAAAGCTCATCAAAATCCCCACATTAATACTGCAATAAGAGGCCTAGCTGGTCGTGTTACTGGCATGGGCTTTGAGGTATCCTCCTCCATTCTTGAAATACAGCAAGCCATTGACGAAATCTGGAATGATCCCCGTAACCGCCTTTATTACTTCCTTTATAAATACTATGTGCGTCACTTGATAGAGGGTGAGTTGTTTCTCTGTCTCACTGTCCATAAAGATGGCTTCATAGAGGTTGATTTTGTGGATCCTGCCGTGGTAAGTAGCAGTGGAGGTGATGGAAGCGGTATTATATCCCATCCTACCAAGCCTATAATGCCTCTCATGTATAATATCCGCTATGATAGCAATAATGTGCAACAGATACCCTCGATTTTCTGCGCTTATTACCCAGAATTGTTATCATTAGCCACAGAATCCGACCTTTATGACGCAAAATTGCAGGCCAAAAGCAAATCTAGGGCACGAATCTTCACTAAATTCAAGGGTTATAATAAGTTTATCGTAGTGCTTGAGAAGGGGTTCGTGACGAAAAGAGCAATATCCTACCTAAGAACCACACTTGAGTGGATAAATCATTATGAAAACCTGAAAAAGTATGAGATTGACCATAAGAAGTCCTCCGGGGCTTATTTGTGGATATTCAAAATAACTGAACCAAAATCCTTTAAACTCTGGCTTTCCCTGTCTGATGAGGATCGTCGTAAGACGGGAATCATGGCTAAAAAGTCACCTGGTTCATCGCTGGTGCTCCCCCCGGGCATGGAGGTAGAGGTGAAAAATCCTGTACTCTCCAATATTAAGGAACAGGACACGGATATTCTCGAGATGGTTGGCAGTGGGCTTAACGAACCCGAGGATATCCTGTCCTCTAAATCCCGCAGCCCTTATGCTAGTATCAGAGCCAGTAGGGGTCCAATGTCAGACCGCGTCAGTGATGAGGTAGTGCTGTTTGACCGTTGGTTTATAAACGACTTCTGGGGCTCCATATTCTTCCTAAAGTCTGTGGTGTCCGACTTCCCAGCCACTTTTAAAGTAAAAGAGGCAGTGGGGTTTAAGGACGACAAGACACCTATCGTGAAGAAGGTCGATAAGAAACCACAGGAACTCATCAGAGTCTCTTATCCTATTAGTGAGGTTATTGACTTAGAAGGCCGCGCTAAGGCGCTGTTGGGTGTAAAGCATGGGCCTGTGAGCGAGCAGCTTGGTATTCCTAATGAAGAGGTGGCACGAAGAATGGGGGTAGGGAATTATCATAAAGCCAGGCTGAAGAAGGCGACTGAGGACGAGATGTATCCAGAACTTATTTATAATGTGGACGCGGAGGCCACACAAGAAGATCTGGAAGGAGGGGGAGCATGATAAATGAACGAGCGGCAAGGAAATTGGTCTTACGTATTGCATTTCACTATCTTGGTACTTTCTACATTTGGGGCGGTGACGATCCTTCTGCTTTCGATTGTAGTGGCTTTGCTATAGAGTGCCTCAAGTCTGTAGGGGTGCTGCCAAGATCAGGAGACTGGACAGCTAATGGGCTGTCTGGTAGGTTTGTAGGTGTAGTAGAACCTAACCCTGGTGACCTTGTTATGTGGGCAAATGCTGAGCAGACCAGGTTTATACATGTGGAAATCTGTATAGGTAGAGGTCTGTCTATTGGTGCTTCTGGTGGAGGAAGTAAGACGAAAACCATCAAAGATGCCATCAAGCAAAACGCCTTTATTAAGGTAAGACCTATTGATTCTAGACCAGGTCCTAAAGCATATTTCAATCCATATATTACGGAGATATAAAATGCCTTGGACTGCATCAGATGCTAAAAGGTTCAAGAAGGGCCTAACTTCAGCTCAGGCAGCGAAGTGGGCAAAGATAGCTAATGGGGTGTTGAGGTCATGCCAAAGGCAAGGTAGTAGCGATTGCGAAGGAAAAGCGATACGGATAGCAAATAGTAAATTCAATGACGAAAGTTTTGATATGGATGCTAGGGTAGAAATTGATTCTATCTGGACTCAGCTTAAATTAGCCTTGCATGATGAATTCTTTGGTTTTCAACAGAAGAAAGCTGGGGGTTCTAATGCTGGAAAATATAAAAGTGGTCCTTTTTGCGGACCTTCGGGTGGGGCTCCTAAAGGAACCTATCCCGTTAACACTAAGGCTAGAGCCATAGCGGCCTTGTCGTATGCTAGGCATGCACCTAACCCAGCAGGAATACGTAAGTGTGTGTGTCGTCATTGGCCGAGTTTACCATCTTGCAAAAGGAGTTAAAAATGAGCGAGAAACAAGTACCGAAAGGAGCACTACGTTTTGTAGATGAAGGACATGGATGCCAGGCATTCGTGGATTTTGCAGAAGGGGATGACCAGACGCCTAAACTTAGCATGGTAGGTTATTCTGGTAAGATTATTAAGGATCATTGGTATTGGGGGAACCTGGCCATTGATCTACAGGGCATGAAATTTGAGGAATCCCGCTATCCTATTCTTGAAAATCACGATACCAGTCGTAAAGTGGCTTTTATGGGAAAGCCTGTTGTTGACGAACAGGGACAGCTCGTGGCACCTAACAATAGCAAGTTGTTGGATACGGAAGCTGCTGATGAGTTTATTAAGCTGTCAAAACAGGGATTTCCTTACCAATCTAGTATCAGTGCAAAGCCTCTTATAGTGGAGAAGTTGGAAGAAGGGGCAAAGGCCGAGGTAAATGGATTTACCATGAAAGGACCTGGAACTATTTGGAGAGGTTCCAAATTTAGGGAAATGTCTGTTTGTGTGTTTGGTTGGGACAATAAAACCAGTGCTTCTGCTTTTAGTAAGGAGCCTGTAGATATTGATTACGATGAAAAAGTAATCAACGCTGAGAGTGATCTCAGTGATAACCAAAAACCCGTTCTTAAGAGAAGGGAGGTGAAAGAGATAATGAATTTAGAAGAACTGAAGGAAAAATACCCAGACATTTATGAGGCCGCTCTTAAGCTGGGTAGGGAGGCTGCCGAGGCAGAGTTCTCTAAGGAGAAAACTGTTATGGAAGCCAAACTGGAAACGATGCAGAAGGACAACGAGTCCATGAGTGAGAAAGTCCTTGAGCTGGAGAAAAAGGATGCTATTCGAACCGAAAGTGAACTCAAAGCTGAAGGTTCTAAAATCTGGCTCGACAAGTTGTCCAACAGCAAGATCCCCGAGCGTTATTACGACAAAGTTCAGCCCCACGTTTCCTACAGTAAGTTCGTAGAGAATGGTGTGCTGGATGTTGAGAAGTTTGGGGAAGCCATCGACGCAGAGATTAAGGACTGGGAAGACAGAGGTATGACTGAACAGGTCCTGGGCTCTGGTTTCGTCAAGAAAGAGGTGAATAGTGGTTCTGATTCGGAGGAAGAAGAGGAAACGAAAAAGAACGATATGGCTATAGCTGAAAACCTGGTTCATCTTGCTGGGCATCAAACCAAAGCGGATCTCGAGAAGAAAGCTCAAACTTAAACCTTTTACCCTTTGCAGCCTATTAAGATAGGAGGTGAAACTGTATGGTAGATTTAGCTCGAGGAGGCGATATTCCTCATGTACTTCATGGAGTGCAGAAGGATTATAAACGCCTATATTATTCAGATCACATGGCAGCCCTGCGTGTTCCTGTCACCCTTCAGGCTGGTTATGGCTTGATTGAACAAGGCACCACCTTGGCAAAGAACCTTTCGGCTGCCCGTGCTCGTGCTGGCAGATTGTTGCCGTATGCTCCTACCACTTTCCCAGCTTCTATTGATACCGCAAGGGCTTATTTGGTAGCTAATTCTGGTACCACTGATAAGTTTGTGTATGTGTCAATGGAAGATAGCTATAAGTTTGCTGTTGGCGATGATGTTGTCATTAATGATGACACCACCGCCGCTGAGAACAAGGGAGCGATTACGGCTATCGACCGTACTTCTGAAAACCACCGTGCGAAGATTACTTTCACGACGGCAATTGGAGGTACCGCTTTCACGACCGCCCGAAGCGCCTATATTATAGTTGAAGCTGGCACATCAGGCAACAACTATTCCGACTGTGTTGGTATTTTGGAGAAAACTGTTGACACTGGCACAGGTGTTACGGCTAAAGGGGCGGTTGCAACCCTCATTCTTGGTAATTGTG